ATGGTGGAGCTTGGCGTCGGCAAGAACATGGTCAGATCGATTCGGTTTTGGGCGACGGAGGCAGGCGTCATCGAAGTCGAGTCAGGTCGTACCTCGCGGACGTCATCACTGCACCCCACACCGCTCGGTGACTTGCTCTTCGGAGACGAAGGCACCGACCCTTATATGGAGGATCCGGCAACAACATGGCTGGTGCATTGGCAGCTCGCATCGCGTCTCGACGGCCCAACTACATGGTATTGGCTCTTCAATCTCCTTCGATCACCGGAGTTCAGCAAGGAGGAGGTGCTTCGCGACATTCGGCAGCTTCAGGTTCGGAATGGATGGGCCGCACTCTCCGACGAGACATTGGCCCGCGATCTGGATTGCTGTCTTAGGTGTTACCTCCCATCAGACTCGGACAGGAAGTTGTCAGGCGAGGACTCGCTTGATTGCCCACTTGCCGAGCTTGACCTGCTGCGCCGTGGAAGCGAACCCGATCGGTACACGCTTGCTCGGGCCGCACGTCCCGGGCTTTCCACTAGTGTGTTTGGCTACGCGCTGCTCGACTACTGTCGCCGCGGACTGCCGAGTAACACGCGAGCTGCAGCCTTTGATCAGGTCGCATACGCGCCTGGCAGCCCGGGACAAGTGTTCAGGCTCTCGGAGAACGCTCTAGCCGACGTGCTCATGGCGCTCGAGCGCGACACTCGCGGCGCCATCACGTTTGGATCAACCGCCGGACTACGACAGGTCTATCTGCGGGAACTGCCCGATCATCCATCGGAGTTACTCCGTGCGCCCAAGAAGAGGCGTCATGCCCAGGTCTAAACGGCACAGCCGAATCGGCACGGCTCAGGTGTTTCGCCGCTCGGCGAACATCGAGGCGGATGCGGGCTCATCCCGTTCGGGCTATACCGTTACGACTTGCGCGAAACGTGCGTTGGAGCGCGTCGTGGCAGCTCTTGGGGACGAGCGCTCCGCGCGGGCGTGGACGTTGACGGGACCGTATGGCTCGGGGAAGTCATCCTTCGCACTTTTCCTTGCCGCGCTCCTTGGCAATGAGGAGGCGCCGCACCGCCGCGAAGCGTTGTCGGCGCTCCGGCAAGCGTCCCCGAGTCTCACGGAAGGAATCAAGAGAATCCGCCGGGGTGGACGCGCGTTTGTACCAGTCCTCATCGCAGGCGCGCGCGAACCCCTTCTAGCCGCCGTGCTGCGAGCGGCTCGGGCTGCGCTGTCGTCGTGCTCCTCCCGCGCCGCCAAGTCATTGCTCGAAGAGCTCGGAGATGGCAAGGGTCGCCGCGTTCGCGACCCGGTGCAGGTTCTCACCGCTGTGCACGACTGCGTTGCTAACAAGGAACCCGGCATCTCTGGGACACTTGTGATCTTTGACGAACTCGGCAAGCTACTCGAGTTCGCCGCGCTGCATCCGCGTGAATCAGACGTCCACATTCTTCAGCGTCTCGCTGAGCAAGCGGTACGGGCCACTCGCCCGATGTTGTTGTTCGGCATCTTGCACCAAGACTTCGCGGGCTACGCGCGAGACCTGCCTGCAGTAGATCGAGCTGAGTGGGAGAAGGTCAGGGGACGCTTCGAAGACATCGCCTTCGACGAGCCGGCTGACGAAACTCTGCGTTTGCTCGCCGACACCTGGCGTCGGGCCGCACCTTCTAGAGTTCCAACCGACGCCCGCTGGCAGGCCATGTGCGAGTCCGCGGTGCGCATGTCGCTCATGCCTCGGGGGATGGAGAAGGCCGAGGCAATGACCCTGCTGTTGGCGTGCCGACCTCTGCATCCTCTTGCGGCACTGTTGCTCGGACCTGTGTTCAAGCGGTTTGGCCAGAACGAGCGATCAGCCTTCTCGTTTCTGCAGTCGAGTGAGCCTTTCAGCCTTCGAGACTTTGTCGCGCGAGCTGGCGCCGGTGCGGTGTTTGGCATCGCCGACCTCTATGACTACTTGCTCGCGACAATCGGCGATGCCCTTTTGTCTAACCGTGATGGCAAGCGTTGGGCCGAAGCTATTGACTTTGGGCATCGGCTGACGGACCTCGATCGATCCAGCGTCGCAGTACTCAAGACGGTGTCACTGCTGGGAATCGTGGGGCGGTGGTATGACCTTGCGCCGTCACTCGAAGTGGTGCGGTACGCCATGGCGCCGGCCATGAAACCCGCTGAGGTCGACCAAGCTCTCCACGAACTGAAGCGTCGCTCTGCAGTCGTCTTGCGGAAATACAACAACACGCTCAGCCTTTGGGAAGGAAGTGACATCGATGTCGAGAGTCGGCTAGCAGCGGCGAGGGCTGCGATCCCAGCCAATAGCGGCACAGTGGGATTGCTGCGTGACCACTTCCACGCCCGACCTCTCATTGCCCGACGACACTCCTTTGGCACGGGAACACTCCGTCACTTCGCAGTGGACTACACGACTTGGGAGGAGCTCGAGGAGGAACAAGAAGAGCAGCGCGGTGTCGGTGGCGCTGATGGACGCCTCTTGCTTGTGATCGACGACAACCCGGGTGGTCACGAGTCTCAAGCGATCATCGCGGTCTGCGAGCGACCCGAAGTGATCCTCGTCGTCCCCGCGAACAGCAGGGAGATTGGCTTCTTGGCCCAGGAGGTCGCTTGCCTCGCATGGGTCCGCGACAACACACCGGCGTTGGCAGGTGACTCAGCGGCGCGGCGCGAGATTGAAGCCCGCGATGGAGATGTCCGGCGACGGTTGCACGCGGAGTTGTCGAGTTCGCTGTGGGGACGTGGGGCTCGTTGCATTCACCAAGGGCGCGATCTGACGATCGCTAGCCCACGCGAACTCAACGAGGCTCTATCGAGCATCTGTGATGAGCTGTATCGCGATGCGCCCGTCATCCGTAACGAGATCATCAATCGACGCGAGCCGTCGTCATCAGCGGCCGCGGCGCGCCGCAATCTCATTGAGAAGATGCTCCTGAACCCGGCGCTCCCTGATCTCGGGATTCTCAAGAATCCGCCGGAGCGAAGCGTGTATTTGTCCGTCCTCCGTTCCCTAGGGTTGCATACGGAAGGAACGGCTGGGTGGCACTTCACTACCGACGGTCGGTGCGCGAAGCAGAAGGCGGGACCGCTATTCAAGGCAATCCGCGGATTCTTCGAGCAGGCCGAGCGCGAGCAGCGTCCGGTGATGGACCTGTTTCGCCAGTTGCGGTCACCGCCTTTTGGCATCCGAGACGGCGTGCTGCCCATCATCGTTGGCGCGGCGCTGATCGCACATGAAGCTGAAGTCGCCCTGTATGAAGACGGAGCATTCGTTGCGCAGCTGACGGTTCCCGTCTTCGAACGCCTCGTGAAGGAGCCGGACAATTACCGCGTTCGTCGCTGGCGCGTGACCGGTGTGCGATCTGCCGTCTTCCAGCAGCTTGCCGAGATGCTCGGCAAGCAAGGACTTCCGGATCATGTCGGCCGGCAGGAAGTGCTTGAGGTTGTAAAGCCCCTCCTGCGCTTTGCCCGCAAGCTCGACAAGTACACGCTCAACACGCATTCACTGCAGCCCGCGACGGTCGCAGTCCGTGATGCGCTCCTTACGGCACGCGAGCCCGATCAGTTGCTCTTTGCCGTGCTGCCAGCGGCATGCGGCCTCGTGCCATTTGACAACTCTAAGCGGGATCGAGTGTCGGACGTAGAACAGTATCGACGCGCCTTGCAGGGCGCTGTAACTGAGCTTCAGCAGGCGTACGAGCGCCTCATGGCGGGCGTGCTCGCAAGCCTGTTGGAGGCATTCGGCGGCAGCGGCGCTTTGGCCGAGACTCGATCAGCGCTGGCGCGCCGAGCGCGAGCAGTTCGCCATGTCGCGCACGATCCCGAGGTGAAGAATCTTGTTACGCGGCTCGCGGAAGACTCCGGCGACGATCGGGAGTGGATCGAGTCGCTCGCGTCGCTTGTCGCCGGAGTGCCAGCGTACGACTGGCGTGATGATGATCGAGCACGATTTGACGTGGCACTCGCCCAGCGCGCACGACGCTTCCGAGCACTTGAGCTGCTAGTGTCTGATCCGGGACGAGGCTCGGTCGACTCCGATGCCCACTCGATTCGGCTTGGTATCACCGCGACTGCCTTTGCCGATCGCGAGATCGTGTTGCACGTTAGGGCCTCAGATTTGCCGGAGGTCGACGACCTTGCTGACGCGATTCTCGAACGCGTGAAACGCCAGTCGGTCAACGGCCATCGAGATCTGGCGTTGGCGGCGATTGCCAAGGCAGCCCATGCACTCATGACCGACAGTGTCCAGCAGCAGCGACAACCACAGGAGACCCTCGCGTGAGCACCAAACTGCGGCACATCGTTTCACTCTCGGGTGGCAAGGACAGCACCGCTTTGGCGGTGTACTTGCGAGGGCGCATTCCCGACGCGGAGTATGTCTTCTCAGACACGGACAAGGAACTCGACGAAACGTACGAATACCTCTCGCGCCTCGAGGCGTTTCTCGGCAAGAGGATCGTGCGACTCAGCGCCGAGCGCGGCTTTGACCATTGGCTCCAGCAGTACGGGGGCTACCTGCCCTCCTCACGGATGCGTTGGTGCACGAAGATCCTCAAGATCAAGCCCTTCGAAAAGTACATCGGTGACGACCCCGTCAAGATGTACCTTGGCATTCGGGCTGACGAGAATCGCGGTGGCTATCGTCCGTCGAAGCCGAACATCGAGCCGGTCTACCCCTTCATCGAAGCCGGTCTGACGCTCGCCGATGTTCACCGGATTCTTGAAGAAAGCGGCCTCGGCTTCCCTGAATACTACTCCTGGCGCACGAGGTCGGGCTGCTACTTCTGCTTCTACCAGCGCAAGCACGAGTGGGTCGGGCTCAAGGAGCACCACCCAGATCTCTTCGAGAAGGCGAAGGCGTATGAGAAGTTCGATGCGACGACCGGTGAGCGCTACACCTGGAGCGAACGAGAATCCTTGTCCGAGCTTGAGCGACCTGATCGCATCGCCGAGATAAAGGGGAAAATGACCCGACTCACCGTGTCCGTGCCGCATCCGAAAAGCAAAGCGCTTCTTGATGTGCTGGATGACTCGCTTGACGATGACGACAACCTTCCGTGCTCGTTCTGCCACATCTAGTCAGAACCGCGCACAGCGTTGAGGGCGCCGAGGACAGAAATGGTGGGCACGAGCACGCGTGCGATCGCCCTCGTGGTGACGCGGATCTGCTCATCGACATCATCGCGGTCCTTGAACTCTTCCCAGAGCGAAACGCCGATGAGCACAAGCCCATAGATGAACCGGCGCCGTATGACCTCCTGATCGTGCTCGGGGGAGCGCGCTAGCGATGCCCTCAAGAATCGGTTGTCAACGTTCACTTTCGCGATCAGGCCTTCCTCGACATCGCGGAGCAGGGCAAGTCCACTCTCTGGTCCGAAGCCCTCAGCCTCCCATTCAGCCTCGAACACCTCGATGATTCGCGGCAGCGCGAGCGCGCCCAAGGACTTAGGGTCCCGATCGCTGGGATCAGTGTCCCGCGCGGGAACCGGAGCGACGACCTTGCCTCTTACCTGATGTGTGAAAGGCGTGCGGCGGCTGGGGTCCGTGACCTCGACCACGACCTCGAATGTGTCTCCTGCGGATGCTTTGTCGGGGCAGCGCAGAACAAGCGTCGCCTTGCCATCGCGCAGGTGTACCCGTCCAAAGAGCCCGTCGGGCCGCACGTTGATGGTCCCTGGCTCATCGTGGCGAGTGAAGTAGTCGTTGACGGCGTCAGTCAAGAACTGGACCCGGGCAGTACCGCCAACTGGGACGTTTACGACCGCTGCTTCATCGTGCACACGAGGAGCGTTGAGGGTGAAAAACGTGGGGAATCTCACGCCAACAAAGGACGCTGGCACTGGCCCGGTGTCCAAATCGGTCGGCAGTTGAGCGCCGCGCGCGAACAGCTGACGCAGCTCCGGCGAGCTCTGGATCACATGGTTCAGCGCGTCGCTCAACGGCTGGTCATCAGCAAGCCGGTGTTGAAGCGCTTCGTCGCGCCTCTGACGGTTGAGCCGTTTCAGCTCGGGGTGGTCTCTGAGCAGATCCTCCAGTGCCTGTTCGAGCGCCCGCTGCTCATCGCATTCGCGCAGGCGGTCACGTGAAGGCATGAAGAGAATCTCCCTGGCCCGCGTCGATACGTTGCTGCAATCCACGACCACCATCAAGTCTTGCTTAAGAAAGTCCAGTTTGACCGCCTCACGCGCGAAGAACCGGCGGTGCACGGTGCCGTGCACCTGGCCGTTGACCGTGACGAACACGGCGGCATGCGGCGACAGGAAGTTGCCGCCAGCGCCGGACTTGAATGCCGTCACCGCCACCGGCACATCGCCCACGTCATCGACGTGCATGACGCCACTGTCGGGAAAGCCACGTTCGAGAACCCCGGCGCGATCATCGGCGATCCGCACGGACATCCCTGTCAATATCGAGTCTCGGCTGTGGGCTCGGTAGTCGCGCCGCTCGCTAATCCGGATCGGCAGGGCGAGTTGGTACAGCCTCCGGCTGAGCTCATAATTGAGATCCAGGGTCGCGGCGCTGGGATACTCGGATTGGTAGTTGTAGAGCTTGACAAGGCTGCCCCATTCAAGCGGCGCTCGGTAGGGCTCGTCCCGTGTTGGCAGGGCAGGAATCGACGGTGCGGTGAAGGCCGGCACCTGGCCATCGATGCACAGATACTCGTATGTACTTGAGCGGACACCTTGAGCCGGATCGCGGCGCCGCACGATCGTCCATCCCCAGCCACTCGCGGTCACATCTCCTGAGTCGCCGACTAGGGTCGGGTGGCGGCGAGAGATGATGAGCTGGAAATTTCGCCTCCCGCAGAACGGTAGAGCGCCAGACCCACCCATGTTGAACTTGCCTTGCACGAACGGTACCCGTAGTTTGTTGGATCGCACCAACGAACAGAAGCTGTTCGGGAAGTCGGCCGGGCGCTGCCCCTCGCCACTATCGACGATCGTATAGCACGGTGATCTCCGGTCCCCCGTGGCGATCAACTGCACGCGCTCGGCCAATCGAGCTCGGTCAACGGGTTGCAGCGGGGCAATGTCGCCGTGCGGCAGCGCGAAAAAGGTCTGCGCGGCCTCACTCATTGATTGAGGGGCGCCGGCCGACTGGGGATCGATCCCCCGGAGGCGGCACTCGAGCAACAGGATGTGGTCGATGGAGTTCACGAGCTTCTCGACGAGCGCCGTCGTCGAGGAACTCTGCTGATTGCCGACGATTGAAAGGTTGTTTTCGATGTCCCCCAGTGGACGCCAGAGATTGTCCAGGTCGAGGCCATGCGCAACCAGGAGGCGAGATACTTCGTCCTCGCTATCAGCTCGCATGAGGGCGATACAGGCCCGCTTCGAATCGAAGAGATCAATGGACATAGGGCCTCGCTTCAACATGCTGAGTCGGGACGTGCGGGACGCGGGCGCTGTCTTTCGCAGGCCGCACGCGGTGGGAGATCCGCATCATGGAGGGTGTCAGCTCACCGCTGCTACGCTCGTAACTCCTATTCGTCGCCGATGTCGAACTCGCGGTGTGCAAACCGGCCCACCACGGGCCCGAGCGGCCCGCGGTGGGTCGGAGTAAACGGTCTTAGCCGCGCTGCTTCCGCCAATGCTGGATCAGGTTCCGGAGTTCGAGTCCCCAGTTAGTTCGGAGGCCATCGAACATCGAAGTGTCTTCGAATTGTCCTTCGCCGCGGGCGTACGCGGCGATGAGGAGGTCGATGCCCAGACGCGTCGTGCGGGCCAGATCGCGCACTCCGAGGTCTTCCGTCTGCTCCGAAGCCGCGGTCAGATGTGAGTACACCTCCGTGTAGAACGGATGCTGCATGTTGAGCTTCACAATCGTGGTTGAGCCGAGATGCTCAACATCGAAAAGCCCTCCTCCTGGCCAGCTCTCGGGGACGACCGTATAGGGCTGCGACTTGATTCGCTCCTTTACGAGTCGCTTCTTCTGCTCCTTGAGCTCCTGCGGAACCCCCTTGACAATCACCTCCGCTGCCCGATCCACCTTTTCCTCGACGACCATCGGTGGCGTGCCCTTGCCCGCCTTTGGCTTTCGCCCGGTCTTCTGCGCCTCAGCGACGATCTGCTCTGCTTCGGCAAACGTGCCGTTCTCCTCTAGCGTGCGCTTCTTGAAGTCGTTCGCGTCGTTGGTGATACGTTCGCGGAGCGTTCTGACGGTCTGCCAGATCCTCTCCTTCAACTTGTCCCGCAGGCCTTCGATGGGCTCGGCGCCCTTCTTCACATTGCGGACATGGAAGCACTCATCGAGCTCCGGCTCGAAACGGATCTCCTTGCCGATGAAACGGTCCTTCTCGCGACCGTCCTGAGACGGCTGAACGCCAGGGAGATATCCGTTGAAGATCTCTCGACCGGCGCGAAGGATGGAAAAGCCTTCGTTCTCGTCGATGCGACGCTCCTTTGCGAACTTGCTGCCCCCGTCACCGGGAAGGTTGCGGCGCCACTCCTTGGGCAGAAGAGTGATCGTCAAATGAACCTTGGAAGTGCGCGAGGGGTCCGACGGGATGGGGAAGTCAAAGCCATCCGTGATCACGATCTCAGCAACCGGATCTTGGTCTCCCCCCTGGTGGAACCGAGTCGAGGTCATGAGGTACATCGGGTCGTGGGCGTGAACCGGCACGCCGTCGAACTCGATCTTGACGCCCTTGTCCAAGAACTTGCGGAAGGTCCTGGCGATGTAGGGAACGATCTCTGAGCGCACCGTGTCGGCGCGGCGACCGCCGCCGGACTCATTCTCCTCCAAACGATCGGTCTTCGACCAAACCACCAGCGTGCCCTTCTTCCCGGCAAGCTCTTCGCAGTCCTCCGGCAGTTGCGCGGGCACGGGCTGCGGGATCACCTCCATCTGCTTCGCTTCAATTTCGTCGAGATCGATGTAGGTGAAGAGCCAGGGGTCACCAGGCGAACGACGGCTATAGAGCTCGATGCGCTTCGCTTGTGAGATGCCGCCGAGCTTCGCGCCGACGCCGAATCGGCCCATTCCTTTGCGATCGTTGTAGCGCGACGAGAATCCGAGGCGAAGTGACTGATGGAGCGTGACCTCGTCCATCCCGTCGCCGTCGTCGCCGACCGCGAGCCGCTCCACGACCTCGACGGCCTTCGTACTCGACCCGATCTTCTTCTTCGTGGTGAAGACGCGGACTCGGACGGTGTCCGCGCTAGCTTGGAGGCTGTTGTCAATGACTTCGCCAACCGCGCTGCAGTAGTCGTGCCCGGACGACCTCAGCGAGAGCAGTGCCTTGTCTGCCGCGATCAGCTCGACGCGCTCCACAGAAACCGAACCACTTGTCGTAACCATTGCATGTCTCCTTTCTCTCCAGGTTGTTTCCCGGAGAGGAGAATCTGCGCACTTCACCAGTGAACCCAGCCGCCAGTGCGCGAAATGCGACCAGGGTGAATTGCAGGGGCCTATTCAGTTTTGGGATTGGGGGATGCGCTTCAGAGCGGGGCTCGTGGCTCAACCCGACTTGTCCGAGTCGCCTACAAGGTCAACCCAGGACGAGGAACCAATCCATCGTGCATCAACAGCAAGCAGTATCTGCATGCATCGCCGCTCTGTCAACTACCGGGTGGATAGAGCGCGGATCGAATCTTGCCGCCGGCAGCCGCAAATCGCTGATGGAATGGGACTTGAGACCGGGGACTTGGTCGAGACTCCGCCCAAGGTTCGGGTCGCAGTGGTCGTGCTGCCGCCGCCGCAAAGGCACACGCAGGGTAGCCACTGCCGCTGGAGAGGTTGGTCGGCATGATCGCCTCTGGGCTGCTCGTGAGGCTCAATCCAGATCCGCTCGAGCTCCGAAGAACAACGCCCGGCGAACCTTGCGGCTCAGCCGGGCGCTTCCGGGGGCACGGTGGATCTGCACCGAAGATAGCAGCGCTGTGGGCAGCGTCAAGAAGGAGTGGGCTGGTCTGGAACGTCGCCGCAGCAGCCATCGCGCAGATGTCGGGGCAGCAGGTCGGTGACCGGCGCCTGCGTTCGCGGCGCGGTGATCATCGGCCAGACGAACTTCGCGCCGATGTCGCAGTGCACCGCGCACGCGCCGATCGACGGTCGACCACGGAAGCGGCCGAGCCGGCATCGATCGCCATCGCGATGCGGGCACGGATAGCCGCCACTCGCATCATTCACGACACGACTCCCGTGAAGCGCACGCCCGAGCCGCATCCGTTCGAGATGCTCGGGACGGAGTAGCTGCCGACGAGCGGGCAGGTCGGAGTGGAGAACTGGCCCGTGATTGCTCCGACCGACCACATGGGTGTGCCAGGCGCGACGGGCCAGGTTCCGTCACTCTTGCGCCAGCGCCAGCAACCCGCCGTCGTCGTCGAGAGGCGCGCGCCGCTGAAGACCGGCCCGTCGAGTTGGAGCGCGCCGCGCCAGATGCCGATCCAAGAGCCGCCACCGGCGATGCCGTCGTCCACACCGACGACGGAGATGGGATCGGCCGTGTGGCAGGCCAGCAGCAACGACCCGCTCGGTCCCGTTGCGCCGAAGTAGAGCGGGAGCGGCTGCGACCAGATGTTGCCGAACGAGTTCGGACGGATGATCAGCGTCGTGTAGCTGATCGGCGTGAAGCAGGGGAGTTGCCACAGCACGGCGCCCGTCGTCGGATGGAGGTACTGGAGCGTCGTCGCGTTCGAGTGCGTGACGGCGACGTTGTATGCGTTGGCATAGGTGCTCGTGAGCACCCCACAGAGGAACTGCAGCGTTCCGGGCGCCGGCGCCCATCCGCACGGATAGCAGCAGCACCAGTAAGGAATCCCCGCCATCGGTCACCCGCACGGTCCGTCCGGCGCGTTCAGCCGATCGAACCACCAGCGTCCATCTTCAAGCAGAACTGCGTCGACCACGGCGCCGACGAACGGCCCGGTCTTCTTCCTGCCGACGGGCTGGATCTCGATGCCGGATGGCAAGTACGTCGGGTCGATCCCCGCCGCGTAGGTCGCGGAGTTCATGACTTCGGCGAGATTGCGGAGCGTGGCCGAGATGCCACCCGGGACGAGGACAGGAAGTCCGTCCGAATCGAACGAGGCTTCGCTGCCCGAGTAGTCCCACTGGAACTGTCGGCCAGCGATGGCCGAGGCCCCCGTGATCTTGAATCGCAGACCAGGCGGCGCGGCCGAGGCACCGAACGCGACGAACGCTCGCTTCTCGCCGGTCCCAGTCTCGTGCCACAGAAGACGCACAGGTCCGGACGCCGCGCTCCGCAGGAACGGTTCGCCGCTCTCGATGACCGCGAACTTGTGCGCCGCACTGGCGACATCGACGACCGCCTGCACGACACCGGCGACGACAATGCGACCGAACTTCCCCGGCGGGATCGGCGTCGTCGCAATTGCAATCCACGCCAAGGCGTCGTCGGTGTCAGGGATCCTGCAATCGACCGCGAGCCGTCTGGCCCACTCGGATTCTCCGTCGCTCGGGAGGATGACGGGACTGGTGCAGACGACGGCGCCGAACTGAGGCACGATGTACTCGCCCGTGTTTCGCCCGAGCGCCGTCGTCGGCGAGGTGGCGAGCAGGCCTTGGACCGGTGCGCCAACAGCAAGCGGCATCGCATCGAGCTGGCGCGCGGCGCGCGCCATCGCGTTCCAGTCCGCGGCGCGGATGCGAAGCCGGTCGGCGGGACGGACAGGTCCGGACGCAGAAGGCATTACGTCCCGATCCCCAAGGCGCTGAAATTGGCACTGTCATAGACACGCTCGACGTACGCGAACGCAGGCACGGGCACGATGCGGTCGGCGCTGACGGCGGGTTCGTAGTAGACCCAGAGGTACTCGAAGCCCTCCTTCGCGATGCCGGTGATCGAGCCAACCGAGAGCGCCGTCGCGTTGTCGCTGGTCGCGAATGTGAACGTGAGCTGCCAGACGGTGTCGCTTGCGCGCTTCCCCCCACGAACTCCGATCAGCAGCACCTCGCCAGCGGCATGATCGCGGAACGGCGCATCGTTCACCTTGCCGACCATCGAGCGGAGCATGCGGCGGTAGGCCGCCGTCACCATCGCGGTCGAGAGGTAGTGCGTCTCGCTGAAGCGCGACTCCGGCGTGAGGATGTCGCAGCCATCGACACCGTCCTGGGTGACTCCGATCGCTTCATCGAAGTCGGGCATGGCTGGCGTCCCCGGAGGCGCGTAGCCGCCGACGGTCGCCTTCGACTGCGTGATGTGCGTCGAGGTCGTACCGATCTCAAACTCGAAGTCGCTCTCGCCGACGACTGGCGGCGTCGCCGGAGTGTTCCGGCGGTAGCGCGCGGTGACCTCCCACATGCCTTGGTTCGAGTCGATCGGCGCGACATCGACGATGAGGTTGCCGAGGCCGCCATCGGTCGCCGGCAGATCGGCGTACGCCTCGCTTTCGACTTCGTTCTCGTCGGTGCTGCCCGTGGCGATGAAGACACGCTCGCGCGAGTCCTTTTCAATCCGAGGGCTGGACGCCAATTCTGCGAATGCGACGGCCATGCGCTATTCCTGGAACACGAGTCCGTCGCTCGACGCCTTGCGAAGGAGCGACGCCACGTTCTTCGCGGTGTCCTCGGTCGCCTTCGCGATGCGATCGAGTGGTCGGCCACTCCCGGCCTGGAGACTTTGGATGGCGGCTGCGGCGAAAATGCCGCGCGACGACGCCTTCGCGCTCGCGCCGTCCGCACCTTCGAGCGCGTCGGCCAGTGCCGGGCGTCGCGCGCCCGCTGGTCCCTCGTCCGCTGCGGCCTCGCGTGACTTGCGCGCCTCCTCCATCGCGGCTCGCAGTTCTTCCTGAGCCTTGGCGAGCGCGTCGGCCGTCTCCGCAAGCGCCGAATCGCGCTGCGCTGCCGCTGCTCGCTGGTCGTCGATGAGGCCGGCGCCGATCGCGTCCTTTCTGGCGGCGAGCGAACTGGCCGACGAGAACCGTCGCCCCTCGAGCCTGCCCGCGATCTGCTTCTCCTGAGCTGCCCGATCCTTCTCCAGTGCACTCGCACCCGCGTCATCGCTTGCTCGGCGAGCTGCCTTCGCCGCGGTCGCATCGAGCGACTCGTCGAAGAGCGCCATCACGTCGATGATGCGGTCGGCCATCCAGCCGGTGACCGTCTCCCAGATGCTCCGGAAGAACGTGCTCATGTTGAGCCAGGCACGCGAGACGAAGGCGATCGCCTCTGCGGCAGCGACCTCGAAGGCGCTCCAGGCCTCGGCGGCCAAGATCTGCACGCCAGCCGAGATCTCGAGCCAAGAGTCGACGAACCAGCCCCGGAACTTCGTCCAGATGTCCCGCAGGAATCCGGTGCCGCGAATCCACTCGGCCTTGATCGCGAGCCAGGCGACCTTGGCCGCGAGTGCGAGATCGCCTGCGGCCATCGCATCGCCGATCGCTCCGATCGCCGCAGTCGCGCGATCACGGAGCTCGCCAAATCGATCGCGGAGCCACTCGAGCGCAGCGGCACCGGCGCCGGAGAAGTAGAGGATGGCGGCGACACCACCACCGAGCGCCGCTGCCACGAGTCCGATCGGCGAGACGAGCGCGAGCATTCCGACTTTGACGAGTAGCACCGCCTTGACCGCAAGGCCGAACGCGGTCGCCAGTCCGCCGAACGCGGCACCGGTGAGTGAGATCGAGACGCCGAGCCCGACAAGGGCGGCACCGACCGCGCCGATGATGGCCACCACATTCGCCGCGGTCACGATCAGCGGCCGATTCGCGGCGATCCAGCGGCCCACCGTCGCGGTGATGCGGGCCAGCTTCTCGGCGAGCGCCGTCGCAGCTGGTGCAAGCGCCGCTCCGATCTGAATCCAGAGACCACGCACCGACTTCGAGAGGATGTTCAGGGTGTCGGTCAGAAGTGCGGCGGCCTTCGCGTCCTTGCCGCTCACCGAGATCCCAAAGTCTCGCGCCTGCTTGCGCAGCGCCTCGATCCCCGACGAGCCTGCAGCCAGGAGCGGAATGAGCTGCGCTCCCGCACGGCCGAAGATGTCCATCGCCGCGGCGGTCCGCTTCGCCGGGTCCTCGATCGCCGCGATGCGGTCCGCGATCACCGCGAACTGCTCGTCCGGCGCCAGTCCCTCGAGGTCCTTCACACTGACGCCGATCGCGTCGAATGCGTCCTGGGCTTCCTTCGTGCCGGTCGCCGCCTCGACCATCGTCCGCTGCATGATGCGGACGCCCTTCTCGAGCG